ATTTGGTGGTATGTTTCCAATGTCTACCTTAAATATTCTTTTCTCTGGTGCTCTCATCATTCTATGAATCAACATAGCATCTTCCATAAGAGTCAATTGTTTAAATACTCTTCTTGCACCCTCTAACATTGATTTACCATATGGTAGATAATTTGTGTCTGCAAGATTTCTGAAGTGAGCTACCTCATAATTTTCGTGAATATCATTTGGTTTTGAACTTCTTCTTGTTTCACTATATTGTTGAATTTCAAATTGAACCAACTTAGGATTACTTGGGTCATGTCCTTCTAATCTATTCACTTCATATACTGAAAGAGGTTTTACATTAACAACTCCGTACTTATCCAATATATCTAAATGTAAATAAAAATCACCATATTTAGTCATATTTCTTATATAACTCCATAGATTAAATTCAATATTCATAACATCATAAAATAAGTTATGTAAAATTTTATGAACTTTTGGATTATCTGTTTTAATCTTTAAAATTCTGTTTTCAATATTATCGACAGTCGATTCATCACAATAAATGTCTAATGCTGATGATATGATTGGGTCTGCATCCATTAATTCATAATCTCTAAATAATTCTTTACGAGCCACATCATATGCGTTTGCATTTTGTTTAGCTTGATAGGATGTTCCACCATAACCACTTGAATTAATTCTATTGTATCTATCAATAAAATTAGAAGTTAATGCTGTTTGTGAAAATTCAACATCTTTAACTTTCACTTGCCCATCTTCTGTTTTTCTTAAAACTATTTGATTTTGAAATAATTTTCCTAATCTTTGTAATATGTTTTCGTCTGCCATTTTTTACCTCTTATTTAATTAACCAAGTTAAATCTTCTTTTTCACCCATTCCATTATCCATTTCATATGGATTTTTTTGATTTCCTACAGAACCTACTCCAAACCCTGCTGCGTGTTCGGATTTGTTTCCATTTGACTTCAACATTGTGTTCATAGTTGCCCATTGTTGGTCATTTTTGTCTTTCTGTAATCTTAGAGCCGTATCTCTAACCCAAAGAGCTATTGAATAAGACATAACTAAGTCGTCATTGTAACCTTGCATTGCTTCTGCTTTTGATTGTGTAACTCCACTCTTGTATATAAATACAAATAATTCATCAATTAAACGATTTGAGTGAATCTTCACTAATTTTTCTCTTGTATATTCCTCCATTTTAGCTATTGCTAATGGACGAGTTTTTGTGGTTGTTGAAAAACCAGGTACCATATTTCTATCTTGTGCTCTGTATTTGTTATTCACTTGATGTTCAACATCAACCACTTGTAAATCTTTTGATTGATAGAATAGATTCTTATATCCTCTATCAATAATAGTTTGTATTGTAGCCCAACCGATATTGTTGTTCTCAACTACTAATAATGCATCATTGTATTTTGTTGCAACTTCAATTAAGAAGTTTCCGTAATCCGTTGTACTCAATTGTCCTTTGTATTCTGCACATTGTTCCATATCTTCTACTTCAAACACTTGACAAGCTGAATAATCACTACCATCACCACGAGCCACATCAGCAACCACTATATACTCTTTTGTATAATCAGGTTGTCTCCATACCCATAAACCTCTGTCTATTCCTAACTCTTCAGTTGGTGCTTCAATCATTTCATCTTTATACCATTGTAGAATTGCAGGGTCAACTACTGATTGTCCACTTGATAGAAAGTCCGTATCACACTCTTGAGCTGCTTGTGAAGGCCCTAAAATCTTATCTTGTTCTTTTCTCCAAACTTCATCTCTTTCAGGATGGTCTGTCCAATGTAATCTAATGGTATGAAATTCATTCGTACCTTCTTCAGCACCTAACCATTGTTTATGAAACCAATTACCTACACCATTAGGTGTTGATAAAGCAATACATCCACCACCAGTTGATAGTGTTTGTTGTGCAGCTGTCCATATTGTATCAATTCTATCAATGAAAGCGGCCTCATCAATTATCAATAATGATAATGCTTCTGAACGACCAGCGGATTCATTTGATGCAATTGCTTTTATCTGTGAACCATTCTTAAATCTTAATGATAATTTATTTATCTCTTCTGTTCCAGTCTTCAACCATTGAGGTAACCCCTCATACATCACTCTTACCTTTGTAACAAGGTTTTTAGCAGTTTCTTTACCAGTAGCAATAACAAGAATGTTTTTATCATTATGAAACAACATTAACCATAAAGAGTATCCAGCTGATAAAGTGGATATACCTAATTGTCTAGCTTTTAAAATTATATTATAACGATTGTCTTTAAATTCTGTTAAACACTTTTCTTGAAATGGATATAAATCAAACTTCACCTTACCTTTTGTAGGATGTTGAATAGTACAATACTTTCTCATAAAATGTACAGGGTCAGATGCACACTTCAAGTATTCCCTTTGTATCGCTTGTTTTAAATCTTGACTCACTTGATTTGTCCTGCTAAATAAACAGTACTAGATGTAAAGAAGACACCACCAAAAAACCATAAATATCTGTTGTGATACCATTTTGGTTTTATGGTTTTAATCATATCTTCTTTGATTTTTATTTGTTCTTCATAAAGTTTTGCTTGTTCATCACATTCATCTATATATTCATCACATTCTTCCATTTGACTTTCAAAATTCAAATAAGCACTTTCACATACTTCTCTTTTAAATTCAAGAGCTTTTATGTTACTAAACATATTCTGAACTTCTTCTTCTGAAAAACAAGTTCCTTCACAAACCTCTTGTGTGAATGAAAAACTTAGTATCAATATAAGTAGTAATCTATACATCTATCCTCCCATATTACCTTGATTTTCAGTTTCATCAGGTATCATTGGGTCATCAATTACTATGTCACCTTGACCACCTTCATTCATTCCACCACCACCTTGTTGACCTTCTTGATTAGTTTCATTATCAGCTTGACCACCTTGTGTGTCATCTTGACCAATTTCAAAAACAATAACTGAATTATCATCTGGTCCCATTCCATGTTCCGTCATAATAGTACCATCTGCGTGTTCATGTAAATTAGCTCCGATTGGAACTATAAGATTATTATCACTTCTTCTATATCTTGGTGTGGCTCCTGCTTGAAACAACCTCACCACTGGGTTAGAACTTTCGGTTAAACCATCAACTGGTTCTTCTGGTAAAGGTGATTTTCTTGCTGGTAATTCTACGAGTTGAAGTGAATTACCTTCTAATGCACCACCAACAGTTGTATAATGATAACCACCTATTAAAACTGTAAGTCCATTATAAAGTTCACCTGTGCCATATACCATCATTGGTGATAAAACATCAGGTACAGGTTCTGGCATAGGTGTTATGTCAATGTTACCATTACCATTACCATTCATATTCCCACCACCGTTTGAATATCCGTTAGCCATTATTTTTTCTCCTTGCTAAAGTTTTTTAAGAAATCAGATGCTTCTTTTTTAGAAACTTTCTTTTTCTTATATTTTTTCTTTTTAATATCATTAAGAGCTTTTTTCTTATTTTGTAAACTCTTTTTAATTGCTTTTTGTGACTTCTTTTTATCCTTCAGTATATCAGAAACTTTTTTAGATTGTTTTTTCAATCCTTTAAGTTTCTCATCTTTTTTACCTGCACTTCTACCTGATAGAAATGCAACAAAGATTCCACCACATAAAACAAAGAATCCTATAACATATTTTTTTATTTTACTAAACATATTATTTACCGAAAGGTAGTTTATCCCAAACAGGTTTAATTACCATATCAAAAATAATATCGTCTTTATCAGTTGGTGTTAGTTTTACGATTTTTTCTAATGTGTAAAATCCTAACATTATCCATTCCCAATTTGCTAATGCCCAAGCTGTTAATCCCATTCCTTCAGTCATTTTATTTCTCCTATACGAGTTTGTTTGTTACTTTGTTTAATTGTAAATCAACCTCACCATTTGCTAATGCATTTGCTATAGTTTCATCAAATGGATTTTTTTTGTTTTGTTTACTTATTTCTTCAACCCATTGTTCCATATCTTTTTCAATAGATTCCATATTTATTAAATCTTTTAATCTTCTATAAGCAAACCATCTTATTGGTTTGTCGGCCTTTAAATCTATCTCATAATCCATTTGACAATAATAACATCTACCATCTGCTTTAAAACAATCTCTATCCCATGGCTTTGCCATTTTTGGACTACAATTTTTTCCACAATCTTTACATTGGTGATTAAACATACCAGCAGATGGCATACTACCACCTTTTTTTACTTGATACCCATCTTTTTGTTCCCACTCGTATCCTTCACTATCTGTCCATTTATCACCAACTTTACGATGTTTATCTCTACCAACTGATGCATCACCAACGACAATTTTTCCACCATAAGTTCCATCCAACATAGATTGAACTTTTGCTAAATTTTTACTTTCTTTTGCCATAATACCTCTTAATCTTGTATATATAAATATCTAAAAATAAATTAAACCTGTGATTTGATTG